ATTGGTGACTGACAGTTAAAAGGAGGAACATCCATATAAGACAATCCATAACGATTAATATTTGCTGCAGCTCCTTGTTGATCTTTTTCAACTTGATCTACAAGATTTTGCTCCCATGTAACAATATCTTTAATTTCAACAGGTATATCAGATGGTTCAGGAGGAAATACTCCTTCTTCATATTTCATTGAATAGATATGTTTACAATATCTAAATTCATCAAGTGTTGGACTCCATCTATCAGTTAAAGATGTAATAACATTATCTTTTGCTTTGTAGTCTTCAAAGTCAGGTAAACCTTCTGATCTTGCACCTGGAAGAGAAGGATCAGCTCCACTTCTTAGATATACTCCACCAAAATCACTAAATACACCTGGATTATCTCTAGTAGATCCTATTTTTGTACTACTTGTTGCAGCAGTTGTAGGTGGTAGTTCATACTCAACACTTGGTGCAACAATTTCTAGTTGTCTATTAGTTAAAGCATTAGTCATTGCTTGGTTAGCAACTTTACCTGCTTCAGTCATAACTTCGTAACGTCCAGGTTTTAATGTCGCTACGCTTGTTCTAGGAAATTGTGGACCTGACCTTTTACCTAAGAGTGTTGAGACATAAGCGTATTGACGACGAGTAAAATCCTGACAAGTACAGTAATAACGAGTACCTGTCATAAAATATCTACCCACATTAGGAGGTCTGGTTGCTGGAGTAACTAATACTTGATCTGGAGTAGCTTCAACTGATCCACGTTTTCTTAAGGTTAATAAACCTGTATTTGGATTTACATCAGCTAAGACAGCTTGTACATATCCATATCTAGTCTGTGTATTTGGATTAATAGTACCTCTAGTTATAGGAACTCCTTGAGGTGCAATAATACGATCTTCAATTACTTCTCCATTTGTAGGTTTGATACCAGAAGTACCTGCAATAGGAATAAATAAAGGAGCTGGTAATTGATTACTAGCATTCCATGTTCCAGCTAATTGTACATACCAAAATTCATCATCTTCAGTTACAGAAGCAATAGCAGCAGGAACATTACTACTATCTAAAACATTATCAAAACGAAGACTTCCTGCTACACGAACACCAGCCCAATGAACTCCTAATTCTTTATTTTTAGTTGGAAAACCTCTAAATACCCCTGGAATTGCTGGAGCGTTACCAGAAGCCCCTGGAACGCCTGTAGGTAAAGGTATTTTATATGTAAAGGGATAATCAAAAGAATTATGATATAAAGACGCTGTAGCTAATTCAAAGCCTCTTCTCCATCTAGCCCAACATGATTCTCTATTAACTGTATATAACGATTCAGGACTACTTCCACCAAACTCATTAATAACAGGTTTGAATTTATAAGCATCTCCTTTATATTTTTTATCAAAGGAAGAGAAAGATCCGAATGAAGTCATTTACCACTTAACCTTATGTGACCAATACCTAGCTGACATTTTATCAGGACTAGAATCTTGAGCATTATGTCTTGCATAATATGATTTTTTTCTAGCTTTATCTTTTGCAGTCTTTGGATTTTTGCCCGCACCTTTTACACCTTGTTGACCAAATCTAATTATTTTTTCTTTACCATCTGAACATGCTTTAACTACATGTGATTTTGTTTTGTGACCAGGAGTTTTCTTTGGCTTATTGCAAGCCATTTTGTCCTTGTGTAATTTAGCGGATCTTGCCGCTTTTTTAGCTTTAGAAGAATCCACCTTGAGCAATTATTTGAGCACCAGCTGTATAACCAGCATTGTTATTTCCTTCTGCATATACACCTACATAAATACGATCTCCACGTTCTAAATAGATTCCTCTATTCCTAACTGGTAATCCTGCTCTTGTATCTCCTGTTGATGAAGCAAATGAAGCATGTATACCTGGAGTTGCTAAATGAGGCATTACATCTGAACAGTCACATACTTTGGTTTCTGAAGGAACTGTTTTAGCAAATAAAATATTGTAATCACCAGATGCAGGTATAGGTGTTGTTGTTCCACGAGTTTGATAGAAAACAAATGTAACTTCAGGTTGTTTTCCATATACAAGACCTAGATCTGTATAACCTGTTGTTGTTGCAGTATTTGTAAAATCAAAGTTACTAATTAAACCTGTTACAGGAGTTGATCCAATAAATTTATAATATTTATTTCCTCCATTTTTAACAGCTGTTACTGTTGATTGTTGAGAATCTTGAGCATAAATAATTTGACCACTAACAAAGGAAGCTGATGTTCCTGAAGTTGTTGAATTTAAAACATAATCATTTCCACGGAAGAAATCATTTCTTGTAATTTGAATTGAATCAACAACTCCTCCATTATTATTATCTTCACTTAAAGCTGCATCCATATCAACAAGAATTGATGGAGCTTGACCACCTTGAACAAATAAAGTATTAGTTCCTTCACTACCTACAGTTTGCGTTGTAATTCTAACTGTATCAAATAAAGGACGATCAACTAAAAGGGGTTGTTTATTAGTAGATGTTGAAGCCACTTCTTTTTACACCATTTTTTTTAATTATAGCGTCCTAAAATGTTTTCTTTTAAAATTCTCTTCTGCATCTTTTCCTTCTTTTAAAATATGATCTTTTTCTTGTTGTTCTTTTCTACTTAAAAGATCAAATAAAATTTGTCCAATAGGACTTTCACCAGCTAATTTCATCTCCAAGATTCTGCTAAATAGACTCTTGAACCAACAGCTGTATCTGCTGGTCCAGGTAAAGATTGTATGAATTCAGCACCTGATCTTTCATATCTATATCTTGCTTGCATTGGATCTTTGTAATTAGGAACATATAAAATACCTGCTAAACGATTTGTTTCATATAGATAAATATCATCCCAAACTTTCAATGCCTCTTGTGCATTACTTGATTTAATTGTTCTATCAACATCACCTGCAATACTTTCTAATCTAGTTGAAGGATTAGAAGAGACTTCTGTTTTCTTTTCTGCTGTATCACAACGTGCTAATTGAACTGTAATTTTGTCATAAAAATAAGAATCAGGAACTGTATTCATTGCTTCTTCTAACTGAGCATAATCACCAGCTGGTACAGAAACAGTAAAATACCCTAAATGGTATCTAACTCTACTTTTATCAAAATCAGATAACTGCACTTTTATTTATCAAACTTTTGATAACTATTCTACTAGACCCTTATCAAGTCAGCTGCAATAACAGAATCCCAATCTACTCTTCTAATCTGTCTTAGTTGCTCTAAACTATTAAACTTTTCACCTGTTAATGACATTTGTAAATCTTTAATTTCTTTAGCAGTTTTAAGTCCTATTCCTTTGATGTGATCTGCAATCATTTGAGCTGATGCTCCATTAATGTTTAATCTCATATCAGGAGGAAAATCTCTAGGATCTTCTTTTGCTGCTTTGTCTTTGACCTGTAATGTTTTTACTTTGGTTGTAGCAGTTTTATCTTCTTCTAACTCATATTTATAAGCATAAAAAACACGATCATCTTGATCTTTCACCATAAAACATTCACCATTATCTAATTCACTAATTAATAAAACTCTTGCACCTGTTTTTGTATGTTTGTAAAGAGTGGTCATTGGAACCAGATTTTTTATTTCTGGTTCCAGTTTAACTCACTTTTTAAGAAACAGTACGTCCTGCAATATATCCATCTATGTCCTCATAACCAGGAGCTTCCTCTGGTTGGATATAACATACTTCTACAACGATATAACCAGTTTTACCTGCGTTACTATCAGCTTGTGAAATAAAGAAACCATTTTGTGCAGATGTTGCATTTGCACCAGCCTTACTAAATACTTTGTATGTAGTAGAAGCTGTAACTTCTTTATAAGGTGTTCCTGGATTATCAGAACCACCTGCACCTGTACCACTAGCAGTGATCAAGCCGTTTTTACTGTAACCTGCAACTCCACCTGCAAAATAGATAGAAGCTGCTTTTTCATCTGTACCGTCAACTGTTGAAACGATATTTGCTTGAGCACAACCTTCAGCTAAACCAGAAGCAGCGACAGGAGAACCTCCATTACTACGTCCGAAAGAGATAGCATCTCCTGTTGCCATGTAAACACCAGAAGCTACACGTCCGTCACCCCATCCAGAAGCAACTGATACAGCAGCACGATAAACATAGGAAGGTAAAGTTGCGTTTCCTGTAACAACCATTCCAGTGATATCAGTTCTTGTATCATCATTTCTGTAAGGAGAAGGAACAATAACATCAGCAGAACTGACTTCACCTCCACTCTTTACACCTGTAACAGCAACATAACCACGTTGCTGGAAATAACGCCATCCAGGTACTGCTAATACAGCAGTAGGACCACCTTTACTTGCGTCATTTGTAGTATCATCGTTGGTATCGATATTTTTGTACCAACCGCCTAATGGTTCTGCCCAGTTTCCAGGGTAGATCTTTTTAGAAGATAAATAAGCCATTTATTACTCCAATTTATGTGTATACGTTATTATTTATTGTTACTGATTATGCATCAGGAACAAAACTGAAACCAGTGGTAACGAAATCCTTATTAAGGATATCAAAACCAGCGTACAACTGCCAAATCAAGATAATGAATCTAGAGAAATCATCATTATTATTAATTAAAACTTGTGCATTAGGACCACCTATTCCAACACCAATTGCTTGAGGTCCGAAGAAGTAACCTTGTGCAGCTTCTCTAGAAGCATAAGCACCACCACCGTTATAAGATGATGTAACAGTTTTACTTGGGAAGTTTGTAGATTCGAAGAATTTAACACCTTCAAACTGTACACCTGTTGGCATTACAGGCTCACCAGCAAGGAAGAAAGCTTGTCCAGCTTGTGGTCCCTGATAGAAGCTTGCATTGTTAGGAATCATGGGGTTGCCCATGTACATTCCTTGTCCAGGAGCACCTGCATAACGAGCGATTTCTCTGAAGTCAGAGTCACGACGTAGATGCATCATAAATGTTGGATCACAAATGCAACGATATAGACCGTCTGCATAAGTAGGAACGTTACGCTTACGTAAATCCTTTACAACATTTAAAAGGTCAGTCTTAACAGAGAATTGCTGTTTGGTATTAGTGATTTCTGTAGCAGTATAAGAAATACGTCCAGAAGCATCTTTAGTCTTACCATCAGCAAAGTAGTAACCACCTTGGCTAGTTGATGCAGCACCATTAGCTTCAGCTTTAGATAGCTCATCAATAAATACTCTGTCTCTCCAACGTCTGTAATCATCAAGCAGGGTAAGTGAACCTATGCTCTGATGGAACATATTAAGGTTCCCTGTGTCAAGCAACAGTCTTTGAGCAGTAACAAGAGTTTCTCTTGCAATTTTGAAAGTACTTGCTTGAGTAACATTGCCAGGATCTGCAGGACCTGTGTACTCTTTAAGTACAACAAGAACCTTTTCCTTGGTAATGTTACGGCTATTTGCAGTACCAATTGTTTGATCAGCTACACGCTCACGGCTGTCTTTTGTACCAGGTGTTCCCCAGAACTTATAACGATCTAACTGGACCGTTTGTCCTGGCTGGCGTGTAAAATCATGTACTACTACTGGCTCTACAGCCATTTCTGCAATATATCCAGGATGCGGTCTATATAGCTCCGCTCCTAAGATTTTTGGAAAATCGTTATCAATAAACACGTTGTGTTATCCTCCGGTGTCTGAAATTTATTATCAAAGTTGGTGAAAGATTCAGACATGAGCATGTCTTATCTAACTTTATATTTTATCAGTCAGTAATTTATCACTACTAATAAAGAATTATTGGTGCAAAAAGCACCAACAACTTACCTATTTACTCCATTACAAAAAGTTTATTTTGTACTGTTTGTGGAGCTGCTTGGTTAAGAACTTTCCAAGCATTCTGTGGGTCACGAGCCATTTGCTCATTAAATGATCCCCAGAAATTTTCAGGTTGCTGAGGAGGTGCAGAAGCTGGTGGAGCTGGCATTGCAGCAGCTTGTCCATTGTTTTGAGGAATAGGTTGTGTTGGATAACCTTTCTGCTCTAACTGTGCTTCGTTCTCATACACAGGATGAGGTCCTTGTGGTCCAAAGAATTTCAAAGTGTAGTCACTTAAAACATCTGGATTAGTAAGAATCTCGTTATAAGCTAAATTTTCTTTATGTGAATTAACTGAAAAATTAGCAAATCTATTTAAGTTATCTGTCGCTCTTCCTGCCCACTGAACGGCTCCGTCCACTAGACCTTCTAGGTTTACTGCGTACTTGTTTAGTATTGCTGGAGCTTCTATCCCGAACGCGTCCATCACCTGTCTGCTTTCCTGACTCATTCCTAGAGCGTCCGCCATCGCTTGTGGATCTGGCGAGGATGCTGTCGAAGAGGTTGGGGAAGAGTTGATTGATGAGACCTGGTTGGCTTGCCAAGTCTGCGGAGCCGATGGGGTAGTAGTTGGACTTGTCTGTTGTCCGTAATTCGCCGGGGTATACTGATCCGCTGATGTCTGAGGATACTGTTGACCCTGGAGCGGGGATTGAACTGGAGTGCTCAAGACCCCCATCACTTTGTTGAACGCCGATTCCCATGGATTCCCCTGTGGAGCTTCCACTGGTTGGGATTGGGGGGCGTACTGAGTAGGGCTTGATTGGTAACTGGGGGCTGCCGCTGGTACGGCTTGGGGGTAATTCATACCCACCTGATACGCCACTGGAGCCGCCTGTGGTGCGGGTGCGACCTGGGCTGGTGTTGGAGCGTAGCTGCTTGGAGCTGCTACCGCTTGTGGTTGGCTCGTCTGTGGGGTCGATTGGACGGTAGCGTCCTGCATAACTCATCTCCTTTTGTAATGCCTCAAGTGTTCGATACAAATATGGAGTCAGATCGAGGCGGGGATCTGCTGCCATTGGTAAATCTGGTGCTTGTGGATGTGGGGTCTGCATCATGCCCCCAACCAATTTCGCGAACGAAGAGTATGCACTCTGTAACTCGTTCACCATTCTGAACGGGAATCCCGACAGCATGGCTGCTCTTTCTTCATCCGTCTTGGATGGAAAAAGATATTTCAGTGCTTCTATGCTATCTACCCCTAATTCTTGAAGGTTTCTTACAACAATTGAATTATTTAGCGTATCTTGTGTTGAGTCTTCATAGACTGGTCCCATCCATCTCCATTGCATTGTTACATCACCATCAGGTATTAATCCTTCAACACCTGGAGGTATCTGTTGAACTTTTAAACAAGCAATCATTAATTGTGTAATTTGTTCGTCATACATACTCATCGCTTGCTTATATAACATCATCTCTTCTTCACTTGCTTCTTCACCTAAATCCATTGGCTTTTCTATGTTTGCAGCTCTAGCTAAACTATCTCTAAATAACCTTTCTTCTTGATAAATAATTAATTCTAAACAACGTGAAATTCCATAGTCATAGATAGCTTTTGCTTTCTTTTTAGAAGTAGCAGCAACACGTCCAAATAATGATTTATATTCTGTAGCTGTAACTCCTGCAGATATAGATAATTCATCTACACCTCCCAAAGCTGTTCTTATCTCTTCTCTATATTGTCTAGAGAAAGCATTTTGATCTCCTGTTATTGCATCAGGAACAATGTAACCAACACGATCATTTGGTTCTAAGTTTGCAATAATTCTAGGAACTCGAATCTGTCCATCTACACCACGAGAAACAGGATCTGATTTATAACGTGAATTACTTAATGGACCTAAACCAACAAAACCTGAGTTAGCAGCAATTGATGGTCTTTGTATACTTGCATCACCACCAGATTCAACTAAGTCTGTTTTTGGTCTAGATGATAATAATGTTGGATTACCAAAGAAAGTAACATTCTTTCTCATGGTTTCCATCATTTCATCATGCGTACAAATGTGATTTGCTAAAGCATCAAATTCACCTGTACCTTCTTTTGAAAAACCTTTCGCATTATTAAAAATTTCTACACAAGGAATAAAACCTAATTCATTTACAGTCTTTTTAGTTTTTCTTGGATTAGAAAGAGAATGATGTTCAAAAGTTATTTCACTATCTGAATGTGTTTCTTCTATTGTTTTTCTTTTAATAGATAATTTTATATATCGTTTTCTTCCATGATGTTGATTTTGATAATTACCTGTTAAATTCGCATCAACTATAGGCTCTTGTCCTCCATGTCCTTTTTTGACTTTATAACTATAGATAACAATAACTTCATCTAAATCTCCATTGACACTGTAATAAGTTCTATATTCATGTCTTCTGAAATAATATAAACGATAATTCTTATCTGTTGGTCTTACATAAAATAAACCTTGTCCATCACATAGAAAATAATCCCAAATAGAATCTAATCTTGTATCTAATTCATTATATTTAATTACTCGATCAATATAATCTTTTCTTTGATTACCAAAATTATCTTGAGCAGGAAAGAATTCAACTCCTTGACGAATGCCAAAAAGTTTCATTTGTGCTAAATGAGAAGCAACGATTCCTGTGTCTACTAAAGCTCCGCCATCTTTATCAAGATAAGAATTTATTATTTCTGTAAGCCGAGCTTTAGGATCACTAGCCATTAGTATTTACTTGTTCTTTTGTTTAATTTTAGCAGTTTTGTATTCTTTTCTTAATTTTAACCATTTTTTAAAAAAATGAATTTCTTCTTCTGTCCAATAAGAAACTTTTTTAACTGCTTTTTTTACAAGTTTTTTTAATTTCATTAGC